GATAAAGCATTTTATAAACGCATTAAAAAAATACAAACGTAAAAATGGGACGAAAAAAAGGAGTTAAGAACAAGCCTCAAATGACAGGCATAGGCGATGTCGTTAAGGCGTTTACTCAATCACTAGGCATTAAGCAGTGCGAGGGTTGCTCACGTAGGCAAAAGTTTCTAAATAAAGCGTTCCCCTTTAACAATATTAAGGGCGAAATGACACAGCAGCAATTTGAGGACTGGGGAGCGTATAGAGTAGCGGATAAGAATATAATATTAGATTCGGACATGGACTTTATCGAGGATACTTACAACGCTATTAACATCACATCACTAGAGCCTTGTAGAAGCTGCGGAGGCGAGGGCTGGCTACAACTAATTAAAGGAATAGAGAAAGTGTACGCTAAATATTAATTGGACTCAATAAATTTCAATTATGGATAAAAGAAAAAACAACGGAGGGCACAGCAACGGAGGTCGCAAACCAAAAGCAGAAGAGCAAAAGCTAGTCGAGAAACTTACGCCTTTAATAGACAAGGCTTATAAGGCACTAGAAACAGGTTTACAAGACGATCAATCGTGGGCGGTTAAATTATTCTTTGAGTACCTCTACGGCAAGCCTAGACAGTCAGTCGACGTCACCACGAATGGCGAAAGCATTAAGCAGCAAATTATAAATATAGACCCTTTAAGTGATTAAGCAAACAACCGCGCTACGTAAAATCGCAGGACTCAAAAAAAAGATATGGTGTTTGCAAGGTTCGCAAGGTGCGGCAAAGACTTACAGCGCTTGTATAATCATTATAAACCACCTAGCACAGCACAACGGTAAAGAGTGCTATATTGTATCGTCTGAACTGTCAAAGATGCGCGACACGGTCTTAAAAGACTGCATTAACATAATAGAGAAACTAGGCATAACTTGTAAAATGACTGGTATAGATTTCGGACAGCCTAAAATAACGCTTCCTACTGGTTCATTTATTCGCTTTATCGGATTAGACAAAGACGATGTGGGTAAAGGTTTACGCTCCGACCTAGTGTATATTAACGAAGCAAACAAAATCAACTTTGAATCATACCGAGAGTTAACCTCACGCGCTAAGCGCATCATAATTGACTATAATCCTAACGTTGAATTTTGGGCGCATAAGGAAGTGATACCACGCGACGACTGCGACTTTCTACAACTCACATTCCTAGACAACGAGTACCTAAGCGACCAGGAACGCAACGAGATACTGCGGTATAAGAGTAAGGGCTACAATGACGACGGCACAATAAAGAGCGAGTACTGGGCTAACAAATGGCAGGTCTACGGATTAGGCAACACAGGCGGCATTGAAGGCGTTATATTTGAATCGTTTAAACAAATCGACAGCGTGCCACAAGATGCAAGGCTATTAGGGCATGGTTTAGATTTTGGTTATACGAACGACCCTACCGCCATAACAAGTATCTACAAATATAACGATAGCATTATCTTAGACGAGGAAGTGTATAAGACTGGATTGCTCAACAGCGACATTGTAAGCCTCTGTAAACAACAATCTCTAGGAACTAGTCTATACATATACGCAGACAGCGCAGAGCCTAAGAGCATAGCAGAGATTAAGCGAGCGGGCATACGCATACTACCAGCCAAAAAGGGCAACGACAGTATAAATTTCGGTATACAGTTAATGCAAGAGCAGGATATTGTAATCACCGCAAGGTCTAAGAACCTAATAAAAGAATTTCAATCTTACACATGGGCAACCGATAAGACAGGCGAGCGACTAAACAAGCCTATGGATATAAACAACCACGCTATCGACGGAGTGCGGTACGCGATAATGGAACTCTTTGGTAAGCCTAAAGGGGTTTACTACGTTAGGTAATTAAAATAATTTAAAAAACAAATAAATGAACATAAACATACCCACACAACTAAGCGAAGTAAGCCTAATCCAGTTTATGAAGTATAACGAATACTTAAACGCAAACAAAGAGATAACGCAGCAGCAAGCAGATAAGAAGCTTTTAAGCGTGTTCTGCGGTCTATCTTTAAAAGAGGTGGAGCAAATACCTATGAAGGATTATAAAGAAATAGTAACTATCTTACAGGGTGTACTGCAAGAGCCAGCAAAGCCGCTTGTAACTACCTACAAAGGCTTGGGCTTTATACCTAATTTAGATAATGTAAGCGTATCGGAATATGTTGACTTAGAGAAATTCTATACAGAGGACGAAAGCACTATCGACTATTTTATGGCAGTACTTTACAGACCTATTGAACAGAAAGTAATAGGCTCTTACAGCGTCGAAAAGTACACAGGGGAAGCGTTACACATAGACAAAATACACGCGCTACCAATGGACGTGGTAAGGTCGGCAATAGGTTTTTTTTTGACTTTAAGGGACGACTTGTTAACCTCTACCCTGAAGTATTCCAAAGCGGAGAAGTAAACGACGCGACAAACATTCGAAATAATTTCGGCAAGAAATGGGGATGGTATCATCACATAAGAGTGCTATGCGCTGCGTTCAATTACACGATAGAGCAAGTTGAGCAAATGCGAATACACGAGGCGTTTATGGAAATGGCTTATCAAAGCGACCTTAATACAATGGCTAAACAAAAAACATAGTCAAATCGTTATAATTGTATGAACGCATATACCCAACTACTTAACTACCTACTGTCTATTTTAAGCGCAGATACCGACATTAACACCGTTACCGAGGGCAGCCAAATAGACCAGATCGATATACAAAAAAAGAACCTTTACCCGCTCGCGCATATCGAGGCAGCAGACGGAAACTTTACAGCTAATAATTTTCAGTTTAACGTTACCGTTCAAATCCTTGACATGGTGCAGACACGTAAAGAAATAAACACCGACAAGTTTACTACCAACGACAACCGACAAGACGTTTATAACACTTCTTTACAATCGCTTAGACGCATGTACAATGAGTTAGTAAGAAATGAGATAATAAGCGTATCAACCGATAGCGGATTTACAAAGGTAGATTCAGTTAAAAATGGTATTTACGGTTGGGAACTAAGTTTGTTAGTTGAAGTGCCTAACGATGTCATGAGTATATGTCCGTAAAAAAAGCCCTTGACACGTTCGGTAAGCGCGTACAGCAGCAAGCGCGGGCAAACTTAACGCGTAATAAAATGAACGCAAGTAAGGGTCTTTATGAATCTACAAAGTACGATTTGACCGTAAGCCCGAACTCTTTTATTTTAAGTTTTGATTTAGAGAATTACTGGCAGTTTCAAGATAGCGGGGTAAGCGGTACGGAACGCAAATTTAATACGCCTTTTAGTTACAAAACTAAGAAACCACCTGCGCAAATATTTGAGAAATGGGCTAAACTTAAAGGCATAAAGCCCAGGAATAAACAAGGCAAATTTACTACTTACAAATCCTTTGGTTTTGCGGTTGCTACGGCTATTTTTAAACGCGGTATAAAGCCTACAAAGTTTTTTACTAAGCCATTTGAAAACGAATTTAAGAAACTGCCAGAGGAAGTAGTAGAAGCGTTCGCATTAGAACTTGACGACCTGTTAACATTTACTACGTCGTAAGGTCATACCTAAACACTATCGACAGGTTGCTCGAATGTATAACCATCTTTTTTTTCTTGTGTTCTTACAAATGTATATTGCATGATGCTGTTTTGATTTAAACAAAGATACCCATTTTATCGTTATAAATTCTATGGCAACATTCGCAGAGATAGAAATAACGTTCGATCAAGAATTTGATTTTAACGTACAAAATAACGGTCTATCGATAGGCTTTACAAATCAATCCACGCAGTCTAGCGGGGTTGTTTTAGAAACTATCGTACAAACAAGGTCGCAAGCCTTTGAATTTTCAGCAGGAACGGACTCAAACACGCAAGCACAGCTATACAAAGACGCGATAGACTTAGACTTTGTTGCTAGTGGGCAATGGGAATGTACTATTTTAGTCAACGTTGTAACGGTTAAAAGTACAAATCCTGACATATTTATAAATCAGTTGTTTACTTTCGCGCCTAACGACGTAAGAGTAAGCGCATTAATAACAAACACGCCTAGCAGCGTGCCAGCAGTTGACGGATTAATGCTTGCGCGTTCAAACTATTACCTATCTTTAGGAATAACTACTGAAGTATTCCAGAATGTGCAGATGTTTTTTAGGACAGGCGACACGAGCGCAAGCCTTGCATCACCTAACTATGAGAAAAAAGTATTTACGCCTAGTTTAAATTGGGAATATTTTGAAGTTTTAATTTCGCGCTTTGCTTTAGACTTCCTAAATCCTAGACCAGTATGGCGTGCATCTACTGGTATCTTGCCGAGTGCGGTTGGTTCTTTAGTTGCCACTACAATACGCACGCAAAATAACGTACAGACCTCGCCACAGTCGCGTATAGTGGACTTAATTACTACGCGCGGATATTCGTCTTATGCTGACGGTGCTAACTACTTAGACACTACTAGCAACGTCTTACTCACATCTAAGTTTAACCAAGTGCAGCAAGGCGATACAATCGTCGTTCCTGTATTAGCCGACGGATCCAGTTATTTTTTTGAAGATAAAAACCAAAATATTATTTATGGTAATACTATTGTAAATAGTCAAATAGTTGAGAATAGAGTTCAGTATCTATTTGTAGACACTACGGCATTAACCACGCCTTACATTGTATTAAATACAGAGTATATTTTTGAGATAGTAAAAGAGTGTAAATTCACACCTGTTAATGTTATGTTTTTAAACAGGCTGGGAGTATTTGAGCAACTAACTTTTTTTAAGGCTAAAACAGAAAACGTAACATTTACGCAAGAGGGCGAGTATAAAAATAACTTTGTTCTAGGCGGTTTATACGACACCTCACGGCACTTATATAGAAGCGGGAACAAGAACGCACGAACCACGGTAAGCCTGAACAGCGGCTATCTAAACGAGCAACAAAACAAATCCCTAAAAGACTTGCTAAATAGCGAGTATGTTTATTTTAATGATGCAGGAACTTTTACACCTGTAAACGTAGACAGCAAATCGCTAAGGGTTTTAACAGGGCTTAACGATAAATTAATTAATTACGCTATCGACTTTTTACAATCATTTGACGCGGTGCAAAATGTATAGCGATTTAGCACTTTACGTAAAGCGTAATGAGGACTCGCCATTTGAGCGCGTTACTTTATTCCAAGATGAAACGATAAGGCTTAACCAGTCGGTGCAATCTATAAATGATTTAACCAAAATATTTACAGACTTTACGCAGCAATTCAGAGTACCCGCTAACGATTTAAATAATGCTATTTTTAAGCACTATTACGACGCACAAATAATAAACGGTTTTGACGCAAGAAAAAAACAAAGCGCGTTATTACTTTTAGGTGGTGTAACTTATAAGATAGGCAAGGTTCAACTTAACGGTGCGTCGCTGCAATCAAATGTACCAGTCAATTATATGATTGAGTTCTTTGGTGAAACGGTAAAGATAAAGGACTTAATAGGTGAGGACAAATTGCGCGATTTAGACCTTGCAGAGTTTAACCATACATATAGCCCGCAAACGGTTTTAAGTGGATTAGACACCGCGCTAGGGATTGCAAACGGAAGCATAGTATACCCTCTTTTATCTTATGACAGAAGATACTTGTTTCAAGGCTCACAACTAGACAACGAGGATAATATAAATATAAAGTATGACGCTGCATTTACTAGCGGGTTAAGCTGGCGAGAATTAAAACCAGCAATAAAAGTAAAAGAAATAATACAAGCAATTAGCACCGACTACGGGTTATTTTTTACAGATGATTTTTTTGCGCGCCAAGAGTTCGACAATCTATTTATGAGTTTAGGCAATGGCAAAGATGATGCTATTCCTAGTCGAATACTAGACCTGCACACTTTTAGTATTACGCCTTACCAAAGGGAAATGTACCAGCCGAGATTTAGACCAGAAATAAGCGCGCAAGTAAATGTAAGCGCGGGCGATTCAGAATACCGTTTGTTATTTTTTATAAATGGTGAGCAAGTTTTCAAAAGCGATTATTTAACAGGTAATAATTTGATAACTTATCGCGGTGACTTGTTACCGTTTACTTCTGGAGCGTATTTATTTAACTACAAATTAGAAATAAAAGGGATTATAACCGCTACGGTAGATATAGCATACCAAACGTTAAACTTTGTAAACAACTCCAGTAATATTTTAGTAAGTGATCAAAGCACAAACAGCAGCACTTTTACCAGCCTTTCGCCACAAGTAGAGATTAAGAACATTTTGCCCGATATAAAAGTAGTTGATTTTATAGCCGCAATCATTAAGGCGTTTAATTTAGTAATCGTGCCACAAAATAATGGCGACCTTTATGTAAATGACCTTGCAAGCTGGTACGATAGCGGAGCAATTACTGACATATCGCAATATGTAGATATAGAAACGCTAGACGTGACACGGGGTAAGTTGTACAACGAGATTAATTTCGGCTATAAAGAGCAACAGAGCATACTTGCCGAGCAATACGAGGGTATTTTTTCGCAGCAGTTTGGTGGTTTTGAGGATAGCCTAGAGAATATTTCAGCAGAAGATGAGTTAAAAATAGAACTACCATTTGAAAATCCACAGTTTGAACGCTTCACAGGTTCAACAGTTCAGTATGGATTGATAGTCGATAAGGATTTAAACGCGTATAACAACGCACCGTTCCTATTTTACGCACCACTACTAGAGTTAACGTCCGATAATAGCATAGGATTCAGCGGTGATACCTACCAAGAAGTAACAAAAGCGCGCTTACCTAGTCATTCGTTGCAGTTAACAGGTGGTTTTGCGGCACAATTTAACGCGGAGTTTAGCGAGTACAACGGTGCTACTCTTTTAGACAACTGGTATTCACGCTTTTATAGCGATTACCTAAATGATTTGTTTAGTGAAAACAGGAGGCAGTTTACGCTAAACGCTAACTTACCGATAACACTTGCAAGTGAGTTGAAACTAAACGACAGATTAATAATAAAAGGCGATAGGTACATTATAGATACGGTGGATTCTAACCTTATAACAGGCGTTTCAAAATTGGTTTTAATAAATGATATTTTTACCAGTCTAAGCGCGGGCGATATAAGCAAGGTTTCACAATCTACTGGACAATTTGCCGACGGTGGGTCGATTTACTACACAGGTGCAGCGCAAGCCTTTGTAAGTACTGAAAGCGACTTTATAACAATAGAAACTTCAGTAGTTAGGTCAGGCGAAAACATTGTATTTGTTTTTAATGACGCCCCATTTACAGGCGAAAGGGTAGGCACTATAAATATCACAGACGGGTTAAGCAATCCGACTATAACAATTTTACAATCGGAAACATGATAGGCAAAATAATAGACGCGCTGCAAGAATTTGAGTACTACGGTGAAACGGAAACAATAGAAATTGCAAAGGGAAAGTATGAACTTGTTTCTACTTTAAAAGGGGCAAAACGCAAGGTAATAAGAACAATTAAAATGTCACAAAATGATTAAAAAAGAAATTGAAATTGTTGTTAAATCTGAGAAAGCCACTAAAGGTGTAAAAGAGTTAAACACAAAACTAAAAGAAACAAGTAAAGAAACAAACGAGGCTAAAAAAAGCGGAGAGGGTTTTGGCAGTTCTATTGATAAAGTTACTGGAGGCGCGGTCACTAAAGTTAAAGGATTTATAACAACGCTTAAAGGTGTTACACTCGGTTTTAAAAGCGTAGGTACTGCAATCGCAGCAACTGGTATTGGTTTGCTTTTAATTGCAATAGTAGCAGTAACTGCTGCCTTTAACGGTTCTGAAGAAGGTCAAAATAAGTTCGCCAAGTTAATGGCTGTAATTTCTACCGTAACAGGTAACGTGGTGGATGTTCTTGCAGACTTAGGAGAATTTATAATAAATTTATTTAGTGGATCGGGTACTGCAATGAGTAGTTTAAAGTCATTCGGTCAAAGTATATTTAACGTTATAGGACTTCCGATAAAAAATGTTATAGATACCGTACAAGCACTTGCTAAAGTTTTAGGGGCTTTATTTTCTGGCGATATAGACAAAGCTTTTGCAGAGTTAAAAAATGGAGTAGAAGATGTTAAAGGTAATTTTAAAGAGGCTAAAGACACCATAGACGGAGCGACAAACGCATTAAAAGACTTCGCTGCACAAAATATAAAAGAGGCGGGCGCAGCCGCTAAAGTAGCAGATCAGCGAGCTAAAGCCGATGTAATAGAGAGAAACTTAATAGTTGACAGGGCAAAAGCAGAACGTGAAATAGCGGATTTAAGACTTAAAGCTAAAGATCTAAATAATGTTTCAGCTAAAGAAAGAGAAAGGGCTTTATTAGATGTTTTAGGGATACAAGATAAGTTAATAAAAAGAGAAACGGAAGTTTTAAAATTACGTAGAGATGCGCAAATTTCAGAAAATACTTTTGCTCGTTCCAATAAGCAGAATTTAACTTTAGAGCAGGAAGGAATTGCAGCAGTTATAGCGGCAGAAACTAGACGCACAGACCAAAAAAGACAAATACAAAGAGAACTAACGGCAGCGCAAAACGAACAAAGATCAGAAAGAAACGCAGCCGCAAAGGAAGCCGCAGCAATATCAAAAGCAGACGGCGAAAAGGAAAAAGAGCGTTTAAAATTACTTAGCGACAAAACAAAGCAAGAGATAACGGACTCGCTAACTAATACAAAATTGCGTTTTGACGAACAGCGTAAACTAGTAACCGAAAACAAAAAACTATCGGAAAAAGATCGTGAGGATTTATTAAAAAAAATAAACGATAGCGAGTTAAAAGCGATTGACGACCACGCAAAAGCAATTGCTGATTTAGAGAAAAGATACAGAACAGAAGCGCAAGATGCTAAGGCAATAACAGATCAGCAAAAACTAGATTTAGCACGCACTAGAGCCCAGCAAGAAATAGAACTACTAGCGCAAACAGAAGAAGAAAAAGCCGCGTTACTTTTATTATTAAATGCAAAATTTGCAAAAGAGCAAAAAGCTTTAGATAAAACAATCGCAGCAGATATAAAAGCAGCGGAAGAAAAAGTTGCGCAAGATAAAAAAGATTTAGAAGATTCAGTAACTAATTCTAAAATTCAAGCCCTTAATAATTTAAGCACGGTTGCGCAAGGCTTAGAAGCGTTAGCAGGAAAAAGAACGGTTGCGAGTAAAGCGTTAGCGGTTGCCACTACTTTAGTAGACACCTACCAAAGTGCTACGGCTGCTTTTAAAGCACAGCAAACACTAGCAACACCTGACGCGCCTATACGTGGAGCAATAGCAGCAGCGGCAGCGGTAGCGGCTGGACTGGCAAACGTTAAGCAAATACTATCCGTAAAGGTAGCGGGTCAAGGAGGCGGCTCTGGTGGTAACACAGCAACGGCAACAGCAACGCAGCAGCCATCTTTTAATCTAGTAGGTAGGTCAAATGTTAACCAATTACGCACAGGCTTAGACGAGCAAGATACACCTCCTGTTAGAGCCTTTGTAGTAGGTCAAGATGTAACAAGCCAGCAAGCCGCAGACCGCAGTACAAGGTCGCAGGCTGCGTTTGGATAATAAAAAACCCTATCGATTTGATAGGGTTAAGTTTTTTAAGGCTCAAAGGTTATACTTTCGACGTTCCTTATTTGTATCTCGTCGCCTGTTGCTTTGTTGTGCTGGCTTAACTTTAGCAAAGTCATAGCCCTGTCCATTTCGTACTTAATACTCTTAGACGCTTCCTTTGCGAGGTTAGCGTGGCTGTTTGCCGTTTCGACATCAATCTCTTTGTTGTCTAGTTTTTCCATTTGTCCGAAGATAAATGCGAGTAATGATTTG